TTCTGCAGCAACTCTATCTGCTTCAGCCTTAATTGCAGCAGCCTCTGCCTCTAATCTATCTGCTTCTGCTTTTGCTGCTGCTGCATTTGCAGCAATTCTGTTTGCTTCGGCAATCGCTGCTTGTCTTTCTGCTTCTACTCTAGCAGCCTCTGTTATAGCAGCCTGTCTTTCTGCTTGAACTCTTGTTGCTTCTGCTATTGCTGCTAATCTATCTAACTCAGCAATTCTAGTAATCTCTGCTAACCTTGCAGCCTCTGCTTGTTGTGCTGCTAACAGTGCTGCTGCTTCTGCTTGAACTCTTGTTGCTTCTGCTATTGCTGCTAATCTATCTAACTCAGCAATTCTAGTAATCTCTGCTAACCTTGCAGCCTCTGCTTGTTGTGCTGCTAACAGTGCTGCTGCTTCTGCTTGAAGTCTTGCTACTTCTGCTAATCTTGCCACTTCTGCAACTCTAGCAATTTCTGCAAGTCTTGCTACCTCTGCTACTCTAGCAACTTCTACCAATCTAAGTCTTTCAGTTTCAACATCAATTGCTATTTGTGGATCTACAACATCTATATCAACGCACACTGGCTCAGACCTAATCCCATTTAGTCCAGCATTTGGATCTTCACTTGATGCCTGAATACAAATTCTTACGGGACCCCAACCAGTAGTTACTGGATTACTTCCAGTTAATAAATAGTATGGAAAATTGTATGAGTGACCTTGAGATACATAGTTCCATATAACCCATCCACCAGATGTTGTTGCTGTTGCTGTATCTAAATCATAAAAATTAATTAAATATATTCTTAAAGTTGTATTCTGTGCTGTTGCTGAATCCCAAGTTAAGGCAATGTTTTGAGAACCTAAAGTATATTGTAGGTTTGATATTGGAGTAATTGATGGTGTTGCTGGAGGTGTGGGTGCTGTATATCCAGGATCTGTTTGATAAAATGCTGATGCTGGAATAATTTGCATACCTTGACCAATATCCCAATTTAAAAATACATTGGCTTCGCTACCATTTTCATAATACCAAAGATCTATCTTTTTAGGTTGATTAGCAGTAAAAGCAATTGGCTCAGAGGTAGTTCCTCCACCACCCTTATCTACCCAATCATCTGTTAATAATGTATCATTTATATATAATCGGGTTCCATCATCTGCTGTTGCTAAGAATGATATGTTTTGTGTTGTTGGGCTTACTATATACCCTGAAAAATGAACTTGAACATCTTCTGAGGGACCACCTAAAACTGATCCACCACCCCACTGAAGGTCTATATTAGGAACAGTGGTTGTAATTATTGGGGCTAAATTATTACAGGGCATTGGGGGAGAATCATTGTATCCAAGACAGTCATAAACCTTGGCTACAAGCCCTGCAGAGGCTGCGTGAGCCTTATCTACCAACAAGACAAGCGGGGATAAGGCTAAGATCAATACAAGGGCTACACGCAACAATCTTTTTAGTATTTTTAACTCCATCTTTAGTCTGTGGTGGTGACTAATAGTTTTATTATACCATTTTAAGCAACAAAAAAGGGAGCCAAGTTAATGACTCCCCTTAGTGTTGGATTATTTATGCTTTTATTTTATTTTGAATCTTTATAACAAGTTTTGTAAGTGAAGTAATCTGCTTTTTAAGTGAAGCAATTAGTGTTGCAACTTGTGCAGAAAGTACTGCTACTGCATCAACTGCAGCCTGTGCAGCCTTTGTAGCATCATCTGCAGCCTTTACAGCAGACAAAGCAGCATCAGTTGCTTCTTTAGCAGCCTTTGCAGCATCCTCTGAAGCCTTGGTTGCAGCCTTTGCTGCTTCGTTAGAAACAACTGCTGATGCAGTTGCTACAACTTGACCTGCTAATGGAAGAGATGATCCACCAGTTGCAGTAATTGTTATAGTGTTTTCTGTCAATGGCATAAATACTTTATATGACTTAGCCGTTGATGTGTCTGTTGTTACAGACACCCCAGTAAGGACATCGGAAGATCCACCGAATGCATAAGATGAAGTAATTCCACCTGTTGCAAATAGGTTTGCGTGTGTCTTTGCAGACAATGGAAGACCTGCTGCATCAACTGGTGTTACAGTAATTGTTGCTGCTTCTCCTGGAACATATTGCGCTTTATCAAAAGCAATCTTTACAGATGCTACAGATCCTTCTACACGGGTAGACACTGGAGCAGAAACAATAGTTCCTGACTTTACAATAACTGCAACTCCGCCAGATTTAACTCCAGTAAGATTAAATACTGCTTCTCCATTTACGATTGTTGCTGCTGTTCCTGAATCAGATACTACAGATACATCACTTGAGAATGCGTTAAGAGTTCCAGCACCTACTGTGACTCCTGCTGAGTCCTTAGCAACTGCCTTGATTGTGGTTACGTTTGAACCAACTGCAATAACAGACTTAACTGATGTTGCTACGATTGTTGCAATGTCTCCATAGAATGTTACTTGCTCTGTAGCAATAACTGTTCCTGTAAGAGTAGTAAGGGTAATTGTTCCAACTCCTGCTGTACCGTCAGCAAATACGCCAATGTAGTTCCCTGTTGGAATTACAATTGAACGACCTGCTGCTGACATAGTTGTAGCATTTGATCCATAACCAATAAGACCCGATCCTGATACAGTTGCAAGGATTGACTCTGTAGCGTTTCCACCAGCAGCGTTCTTAGGTGTAAAAGCAATAACTGCTGCTGCATCTGCTGAGGTTGCCTTTGGAGCATAGACTACAGCATCTACTGTTGCACTTGTTACTTCACCAGCATTAAGGATAGATGTTGTAGTTGAGGCAGATGGAGTTAGATCCGCTGCCTTAACTGTTACTGTCCATGAAACTGCTGGTCCATTGATTGGACTTGTTGTTAGAACCTTTACATCATAGGTACCTGCAACTGTTGGTGCATCTAGTGTCACCTTGAACTTTGCTGTTACATATGTTGGGGTATTAATTGTTGAATTAATGTTTGCTGAAACATTGCTGCCTGCAATTACTACTGAGGCTGTTGCTGTTTCAACAAGTGATAGAGTTGCAGACTTTGCTGAACCTGTTGGTTGAGAAAACACAGCAGAGATAATTGTTGCTGTATCTGCTATTGTTTCTGAAATAAATGACAATGTTACAACTGCTGTTGCAGATTCACCTGAAGTTACAGCATCTGTTGCTGAATCAATAGTTAAAGTTGGTGCATTTACAGCAGCACTTGTCGGCAGTGCTGACATAACGCCAAAAGACATCGCTGCAGCAAGTCCTAGGGCAATTTTCTTAAATGAATTCATCTTTCTCCTTGTTATAATAGATTAAACTTGTCTAGGAAATTCTTAACATCGTTAGGCATTTCCCGATTATCCAAGTCTATCATACCCTCTTGCTTTTGTGCAAGTCGAGTTGAAGAACTCCAAGTATGGACATCTATCTCAGTATTATTAGTCTTAGGTGTATGAGATATTGCACCAAAAACTGCTCCGCAAAGAGCATCTGCTAAGTCTTTAGATTTTTTTCTAGGGTGATCTACACGATTGCCTTTCATAATCTTTAACTCAGACATTTCTTCTAGCAATATAGGGATCATGGGCATTGCCACACGCTCCTCATAAATCATCATTGCTAAATCCTCGTAGTGTTTTTTTGCAACAGAAACCGTTTCAGTTCTTATTCCTACTGCTTGTAATTCGTTTTGAATGTCAAAAGACTGCCAACGGTCAAATGAAACCATGCCAAGGTTAAACCCTTGTCTACGTAGATTCATAATCCATTGCTTTACCTCTGATAAATTTACTGGTCCTTCTGATTTTGGTTCCCACCATGCTACTGCATCTACTACTACGATGGGTGCTACCTGTTCATAATCCTTGATTACTTGAATATTTACCCAACGATCTACGTGAGCAATAGCAACTGCACACTTATCGTGTTTTTGTGCAAGGTCTGCGTGTATGTAATATATTTTATCTGGGTCTGGTTTAAAAGATTCATCAAACCTTCTAAAACTATCTAAGGGGTTTCTAAGTGTCATAACCTTTTCTAGTTTAATCCTGTCTTTAAAGAACGCATCAGATGAATAGGTTGCCATGCAAGCAAAACGCATCATTGCATCTGCAAGGTCTGTATAGAAAGCAATCTTAAAGTCTTCTATCTTACGTGTTGGATTTACTTCCCAAGTTGGTTTTTTAAATGCTAATACCTTTGGTATTTTGTATGAAATTATTATGTCTTCGTCCCAGGATATTTCAAATTGATTTCCTGGATCATCGTGTGGTAATTCCTCATTTATGATAAACGTATGTTTTCTTTCAATTGTTTCTTTTTCTGCAATAACAGATTCATATTTTTGAGTTATATAGTCTCCTTGATATCTTGGGAATGATAGTAGTGCTACCTTTCCAAGATCAGGAAAACGAGAGTCTACACTACCACGAAATGCTTTGTATATATTTTCTGCAGTCTTTCCTTGGTCATTGCCAGTTCCAACTTCAGATGAAAACCCTGAAATTTCATCAAGTACTGCCATAAAAAGGTTTAAACCTTCATGAGACTCACGCTCTGAGTGACCAGAGTAAACTGTAATTGACTTATCAAATTCAACTGAATCTGCTTTTGGATTATACTTTCCAGCAAACCAAGGGGACCTTTCAATCTTAGTTTTAAAACCTTTAAAGAAAACATTCTTTGCTTGTTGAGCGTTAATAGCAACGTTAATAATATCAATAGCATCTCCTGCAGGCTTGCCATAATACACTGCTGGGTCCTTTAGACATAGCATCTTGTACACTACATATGCGCATGCTACTGTAGATACGAAGTCTTTTCCGCTACCCTTGCCTAATTGCAGAATGATTTCATTCTTGGTAAATTTTTTATAGTATGCATCTCCTGCAACATCACCCATAATATCTCTAAGATCTTCTTGACGATATATCTGGCTCATTGCTTCTACCATGTCGTATTGAATTTGTGAGAGGGGTGGCTGCCCAAGATACTCTGGTGATTCAACAAATGTCTTTGCATCAACAGGTTTTTCAACAAAATGATTTTCTTTAAGTACTTCAAAGAAATCATTGAACATCGTGGACAACTGTAAGCACCTCGCCTTCTTTTGCAATTGCAGAAAGGCGACGCATAATAATGTCTCTAACTTCTGGGTGAGAAGATGCAATATCCCTAAGAATTCCTACAAGTACTTCTTGTCTACGCTCAATCTCAACCATCTCTTCTGCAAGTTCTTTATTTTCAAGAAGACCAGCCTTCTGTAGCATATCAATTCTTTTAGATTCAATATCCATA